ACAAAGTCAAGAATTTTTATCAACAATGCATACTATGATTGATAATTTAGATACTATTTCTTCCACTATTGATGAAAATATTTATTTAGGATTAGTAAACGGACTACAACGCTTATATAATATACACAATTCAGGAACACAAACATCTAGTAATGTTAGAGAAACTAGTAATCAAAGGCATGTATATCGTGAAAATCTTCAAACTAATAATGAAGTCCAAATTAATAGAATGTTAGCACGTCATTATGTTTATGGAAGAGTTTATGATAGCAGTGGTGCTCTTATAAGTAACGAACCTTATCCTATAAATGATGATATTACTACTATAATTAGTGATGCTAATACTATTAATGCGAATACTGGAAATACAAATACAAATAATAATCCTATAATTACTAATATTCTTAATAATACTAATAATACTAATAATGATAATGAATTCAATCAAGAACTACTTCAGGAAAGTGTCGCTTACAGAGCTCTTTACAATAATGCTCATTATGATTATTGGAACCAAGCACATTGAGATTTTCAAGAAAATGTTATTGTGCGCTAAATCATTTGGCTATTTTATAATATAAAAACGTTGTGGTGCCCAGTAAAATACCACCCCATAATGTGTCTAATAGCACTAATAATGGCGACCACTCATTAAAAAAAGCATAATTTGTTGTTTCATAAACTCCGTTTATTAGCACACCTAATAAAAACGCATCTTTAACTGGCGCATTTTTTTTTATTATAAAATAATAGAGTCCACTAACTAATATTATATAACATGCTAATGCGGACACAAATCTAATTTTGAGATCTGTTTTTTGTATTTTTTTGAATATAGGCAGAGTAAAATCTTTAAAGACAAATAAATATGTTAAATCTAATATTAGCATTAACGAAGCAATGAGCGCAAGTTTTTTAAACATTTATATTATATTATATTATAATATAAAAAACTATAAAAAACTATAAAAAACTATAAAAAACTATAAAATATATACTTAGTTTATAGTTAATAAATGAAACCAAAGTTTTTAGCTCTTTATAAAAAAAACAGACTATTATTTATACTATTTTTATTTGCCATTATATTAATTTTTTCATTTATAAATCAATCAAATGTTTAAATTAATTAAATACTATATTTTTCTTTAATCCATAATTTTAATGTATCAAGACTACAAGTTAAATAATTAGTATCACTTTTAGTATTAAAGCCTTCTAATTTTAAAAATTGCGGTTTTTTCATTTTTTCACTTTTATAAAATATGTAGTCACCATATTTTCCTTTTCTAATTGACAGGCTACTTGAAATATGGCGCACCAAACTATTTGAAACTGGATCACATGTTTCCAATATACTAATAGCATCTTCGAGTGTTAACTCTTTAAAAGGAATATTTATTTTAACGCTAACGAGGGATTTTCGCAACTCTCCACATTCTAAATAATAACCATAAGAGCCGTATTTTAAATACACGCTTTGCTCCTTATAAAGCCCCAAGTTTTTTATTGACTCTTGTGTATTATCTAACACGTCTTCTAAAGTGTAATGACCCGCTTTTAATAAGTCAATGTCTATATTTTTTTTAACCCCATAAAATCCCAATGTTCCATCTTCTTTTGTATATTTAAGCGTTGGCCCATTTTTCCCTATTATATACGTATGTTTGTCATCTAGTGATATTTGTAATTTGTTACCGCTACTCTTAGTCGAGTCACTACTCTTAGTCGAGTCACTACTCTTAGTCGAGTCACTACTCTTAGTCGAGTCACTATTATTTGTATTGATTGATTCAATTAATGTATTCATCAAACTACTACATTCACTAGTTAACTCATAATATGCTTTAGCCCCTAAAGCAATCTTATCAAGGTCGTCTTCCATCAATTTTGTATATTCATAGTCAAATAGCTTATTAAAATGTGTTATTAAAAATTCAATAGTAATTATTCCAAGCTGTGTAATGACTAATTTATTTTTTTCATTACCAAATTCTTTTGCGCTTGTTTCTTTAGTAATAGTGTGTTCAATCAAAGTATAATCAGTGCTATTTATTTTTTTTCCTTGAACGTGCTCTTTTTTTACATAATTACGTTCTTGAATTTTCTCTAATAACGATGAAAATGTTGATGGTCGACCAATCCCTTTTTGTTCTAACAACTGAACTAGATGTGCTTCACTATAATGCGATTTTAAGTCTTTCAATGTCTCTTTACAAATGATTTTTTTATAGTCTATAGTACCTTCTTTAATGTTTTTCAAATAATTATAATGTTTTTCTTCATTCTTATTATTATTAACAATTTTCCAACCTAAGAAGGTATTTTCTAAAGCGCTATATTTATAATGAGAGTCATGAGGAGCACTAATAGACACATTAAGTTGATTATAACAAGCGTTAGACATTACACTTTCCAAACTATTAGTATATATTAGTTTATATAACTTAATGTGTTTTGGGCTATAGTCTGCGCTGTCAAGTGTTTCAAGTGCTATATTTGTAGGGCGAATTGCCTCGTGTGGCTGTGTCTCTTCTGAAGTTGAACACGTTGCTGCGTAACAAGTTAGCGCTTGTAAGTCATCGTAATTAGCAACATAATAAGCACCATATTTTACACTAATAAACGCTTTACATTGTTCTATAAAATCTTGACAATAAGATTTACTAGGTGTTCTCATATATGTAATAAGTCCATCTTCATATAATTTTTGCGCATAGCTCATAGTTTCTTTAGGTGAAATATGTAAGCTATTACTTGCTGCTTGCTGAAGAGTTGATGTGCTAAAAGGACTGGGTGGACTTTGTATTAGCGTTTTCTCGCTTGCCTTACTTAATATATGATCGTGTGTTGTGCTTAATTCTAAAAACTCATTTATTGAAGTATGACTATTATGGTTTTTGTTTAATACAAATTCAATATTTTTGCCAGTAAAATAACCAACACAGTTAAAGCTAAGTGTTCCTGGAGACTCTTTAATTGCTTTATAATTATCATACACTAGGCGCAACGCGGGACTTTGACAACGCCCGGCACTTAGCGAATTTTTACTATTTGCCACTATAGATTTCCATAATAATGGAGTAATAGTAAATCCAACAAGTAAATCTAAAATTTGGCGACCTTGTTGCGCATAAACAATATTCATATTTATTGTTCTGGGATTTGCCAGAGCAACTTTTATTGCGTTTTCAGTAATTTCATGAAATATTATGCGCTTGGTTTTTGCCACATCTAAGTTAAAAACTTGCGCAATATGCCAGGCAATAGCTTCGCCTTCGCGGTCATCATCAGTCGCCAAAATAACTTCTTGAGACCCACTTATTGCTTTCTTGATTTTGGCAATTTGCTGTTGTTTGCCTTCAATTAATTTAAAGTTAGGTTTGTAATTATCACCAATGTTTATTTGTTCTAAACTTGAGAGATGTGTAATATGTCCACACGAGCCAATTACTTTATAGCCTTGTCCTAAAAAGGATTCTATGCTGCCACATTTTGCGGGAGACTCAACAATTAACAAAGTATAAGTCATATAATATAATTTATTACTTAAAGTTAGTATTAAATTGTAAATTATGAATTATTAATAATTATAATCAATTATAATAATTATTAAAAAAACTTATTGTTTTGGTTTTGGACTTGCTAATAAACTTCGCACTTTCATTAATTCATTATCTTGATATATACCACCCCCTTTTCCTGCTTTATAAACATTGATTAATGCTTGCCCTGTTAATAACAATATTTTTGCCAAAGTTTCATTTTGTGTAAATTTAGCATATTGCGCCTTTTCTAACAATCCATATTTCATTTTAGCAAATTCTTCTTCGTCTATTACTAGAGAACCAAGTGACTTTTTTGAAATATTAGAATTATATAATTTATAGGCATCATCAATACTTGAACCAACTTGACCGTCTTTAGTAAATTTATTATATAACTCGACACTAGGTTTAAACCTGGCTGCCAACATATAATGCATAACGCTAGACCAGTTCTTTCCATCAATTACTAAATTAGGAACTAAATATTGAGAATCTAATTTTTTGCGCCAATCAACATATTCTTTGTTGTTATTAAGCTCCAATATGTTTTTGGCAGTTTTAAATTCAGGATTAATACTTTCTCCACTTCCTTGACCTATTTTTACGTGTCTAGACTTATTATAAATTTGAATAACTATTGACTTATTATAATATTTTGTATTAGGGCTGGTTCCAACTAAGGAATCAGATTTTGAGCTAGCACTAGCGTTAACACTAGCACTAGCGTTAACACTAGATGTTGTTATTCCGTTTTTATTAGCAAATTGTATAAAATCAGGTATCAATACATATAATCCAGCCATTTTTTCCATACACTTTTCTAAAATTAGCTCCTTTATTCTATAAGGTAGTTCGTTAAACGTAAAAGCTCCGCGCTCTATATTTTTATCATAAGTAATTAGTGTATAATGACTGCTTTGTTTACTTATTAAATAATCAAGCATAATATAATATGAAGGTTCAAATAATCCTTTTGCCATTATTTGTTTATCTGCTTCGCTACACTGTAACACCAATTCTTTTTCACCTTCCAAAAAATGAGTTTGGGATAATATAACAAACTTTACATTATATAGTCTTTCCAAAGTAACAACCGCCCAATTATCAGCCCAATATTTTCCACCAACAGTTGAAATTACTTTTTTAAGGTCGTTAACATCATTCACATCTTGCATAAAGGCAAATTCCTCCACTAGTTCTTGAAATTCATCAGACTCTTGATTTGTAGCACTATATTTACTAAAATTAGTCTTAGCGTCATCAATCAAGTTTTTCTTAGTTTGTCCATCAACTGTTCCACCAATTAGTTTCTTAATTGTATTATGCTTGCTCTTAAATTCTTTAAGATTAGTTTGTGAGGTTTTCATACCACCATAAAACAGTTTGAAAAATTCAGAATAAGTATTATATACTGTTTCATCGACTTCATTTGCTAATTTTTCACGAATAGTTTTTACGGATGTCTCAATTTTGACACTTCTTAATCCATCGCGTAATGAGGCAAAAAAGCAATCTCCGCCACCCTCATTTCCTTTTATCGAATATTTTACACTTTTCAAATATTTATTTACCCAATTATGGGTTGGGTCTTCAACATATTTACTGATTTCATAGTCGCTTTCTTCTTTTGTTTGACTTGCCAAAGCCATTATATCAAAAGTTGGTTTTGTTGGTTTTGTTGGTAATATAGCACTGGTCTTGCCTTTATTCTCGTCGTCTTCGTCTTCGTCTTCGTCTTCGTCTTCGTCTTCATCTTCGTCTTCGTCGCCGGATAATACACTATTATCATTAGGTAATGAACCAATTAAAGATTTGGCAAATGAAAACAATAGTGGTTCGGACATTTTAGATAAGTCAACATCACCATCTTCATCTAATAATGAAGAATAAATATTATTATATGTTTCATATATTCCAATTTTAGCTATTACAAATCCATTATTTGCTAAATATATATTAAAATATACAATATTTTTACTTTTATGCTCAAATTGTGCTAGTCCCAATACGAATTGTATAGTTTTATCATATATTTTTGCCGAATATATACTAGATTCTACATCAATATCATTACTTGCTATAGCTTTAGTCTCTTCATATTTAATTGTATTATTAATATTGGAGACTACCATTATATAATATAATTTATTTTATATGAAATGTTTAAACTATTATAAAAAAAACTATTTTATAACTATTTAAAAAAGTCTATTTTATAATCTAATACAAAAAACCATTTTATAATCTATTAAAAAACTACTTTTTAACAAGTTCATCATATTTGTCGCATATATTCATTAATTTAAATTTAATTTTATTTGTAAAACTAGGATACTTAGCATTATTTAATAATGCTGACTTTAATGAACCATGTAGATTACATAATATATTTGTATCATGGTGTGCTAGTTTAATAACTTTGCTAATTTTAAACAACTCGCTACAAAATATTAGTAAAAATTCTTGTATAGTTTCACAATATACTTTATTATTTTCTAATTCTAAATTTTTTATAAAAAATTCGGTAAAGTGTGAAAGTGTTGACTTCATAGAATTGTGATTTATGAAAAAGTTACTATAAAACTCTTGTTTCTCTCTATTTAATGGGTCACATAAACTAATGTTTATATGCTTATACAAATTTATTATAAATATAATAAAACACTTATATTTATCATTGTTTTTATTTATAACAAACTCATCACATATAGTACTATTATTGTATTTAATAATAGTATCAAAATCTAAAAACTCATTATAATATTTTTGTAATAAATTATATAGTGTCGCCGTTTCTAATTTGTAATTTTTATTATAGTATACATTAAATATTGAAAATAATATGTCACAATAAATAGTGCTATAACTTACATTATTATAACATATGTATGTTATAATATAATCATCTATATAATTAATATCTTCGTTGTTATTACTTTCTATACAATTTGTTAACAATTCTATATACATTGTTATTAGCTCTTGCTCTAATTTAGCATAATTAGATGGTGCTAACTTATTTAATATACTTTTAATTGTGCTTTTAACTAACTCTATTTTGGTTCTAGTTTCTTCTTTCTTTTTTATACTATTAGAACGACTATTGTTATTGCTATTGCTATTAGAACGGCTAACGTTAACGTTATTATAAGATTGTTGATAATAATTATCATTACTTTTGCCTTTTAATTTGGTTTTTTTAAATCTAAAATCGTTATCATTATCAATACTATTTAGTGAAATATCATTATTTATTGTTTCTAATATTGAATTTAGACATTCTAATAATTGAACGTCTAAAGTTTTAGTTTCTAATGATGTATAATACTCACTAATAAATGAACTAGTGTAACTAATCATAGTATTATTACTTATAGTATTATTCTTTTAATTATTTTCGTTTTATTAATATATATAAAGTATTGATTAATTATTAATAAACACAATGAATATATTATCAACGGTATTAAGCTTTTATGATGAACCACAAAAGAATAGCACTAATGATTATAATGATTGTTTTAAGTTACCAATTGAATATTTAGAAGAGTCGAAAATAAAGCTACTTAATAATAATATAATAAGTGATTTAGAATTAAAAGTGACAAAAGAAGATGACTCTGCAAATAACCCAAGTTCTAATAATAATTCATGTGTATACAATTTATATTATCATGTGTTTGACCCCACCAATATTTTTGAAAAGAATATTTTAAATAGATGGTCTAATTATTATACAATTGATAAAGAGTTTTTATTAGAAAGTCAAGAGTTATTGAAAAATTACAAATCTATTAAAAAAGTGAATTTTACCGACGACACTAACATAGCAAAAGAAGAACAATTATATTCTAATTGTAAAAAAATTATATATGATAATGGGTTTGTTAATAATTATCAATATATTGATATTCCACTATTAGATAAATATAATAATAACAGTATATTATTACAATGTTTAAGTATATATAATCTCTCAAGTCCTGTATTTTCACTGTTAATTCCAATAATATTTTTATTATTGCCATTTTTTATAATTAAAATACAAGGTTATGCTATAACTTTTGATTTATATTTTGAGCATTTAAAGAAAGTATTTGCCAATCATATTATAGGTCAGTTATTTAGTTCATTTAGCGAAACAACAGTTAGCAATAAACTTTATTTATTATTTAGTTTTGGGTTTTATATTTTTCAATTGTATTTAAATTTTACAAGCTGTATCAAATATTTTAAAAATATTAAATATATAAATAATACATTATTAGAGCTAAAAGACTATATAAGTAGTGCATTAAATAAATATGCTAATTTTTTGAATTATTCAAAGCATTTAAATAGTTATAAGTTGTTTAATGAAGAGCTAAGGAAAAATATCGCTATTTTTAGCATATATTACAATGAATTAACAAAGTTACACCCATATAAATTAAGTATTCATAAACTTACCGAATTAGGACAATTAATGAAATGTTTTTATTCTTTAAATAAAGATAAGACATTTATTACAAGCTTACATTTTTCATTTGGTTTTAATGGATATATTAAAAATATTGAAAAGTTGCAAGAATTTGTAAGTAAAAATATATTAAATTATTGTTCTTATAATAGCTCTAACACTAATCCTACAAAATTTACTAACGCATATTATGCTAATTTAAATGTTATTCAATATTCAGAAACGGATACATTAGACAAGCCAACAACATTAGACAAGCCAACAACATTAGATAATCCAAAAATAGTAAAAAATTCGTATTGTTTAGACAAAAATTTAATACTTACAGGTCCAAATGCTTCAGGTAAAACAACCATCTTAAAATCTAGTTTATTTAATATTATATTATGCCAACAAATTGGGTGTGGATTTTTTGATAAAGCACAAGTCAAACTATATGATTATATACACTGTTATATAAATATTCCAGATACAGGCGGGCGCGATAGTTTATATCAAGCAGAAGCCAGACAATGTAAAAACATATTAGATAGCATTGAAAGTAATAAAGAACAAAATCATTTTTGCGTATTTGACGAACTCTATAGCGGAACTAATCCAGAAGAGGCTTTAAGTTCTTCATTAAGTTATTTAACTTATTTAAATAAGTTTAGCAATTTAGATTATATTTTAACAACACATTATACGAAATTATGTAGGAAATTAAATAAGGAAAATAACTGTTATTGTATGAATGTACTAAAAAAGGACAATGATTTTGTATATACATATAAAATTAAAAAAGGAGTATCAAAAGTAAAAGGAGCACAAAAAGTGCTTAAAGACTTAGCATTTCCAGAAAATATAATAAATGGAATGAATTAATATTAATTTGTTAAACAATACTTAAAACATAATGAATTAATATTAATTCGTTAAACAATACTTAAAATAATATAATTAAATAATAATATAAATGTTACATTTATTTAAATTTATAGATTCTGGGTTTTTATTAACATTAGGATTATTGTTACTAATAGGTGGTTCAATAATGTTGTATTGCTATCGACGACTTAATTTATTAGAAAGAAGTATAATAGAACATGGTAAAATACTACAAAATTTTATAGTAAATTATAACAATCAAATGAATCGACTATGTTTAATAAATAAATCAGGAACTAATGATGGAATATGTAGCTATGGAGTATGTAGCTATGAAGAATGCGAAGATAGCTCTTGTAATACAACAAATAATGATAAGCTAGTTAAAAAAATAAATATGGAAAAAAAAATAAATGTTTCTGACGACGAGGACGATGAGGACGATGAAGACGATGAAGACGATGAGGACGATGAGGACGATGAAGACGATGAAGACGATGAAGACGATGAAGACGATGAAGACGAAGACGACGAAGACGAAGACGATGAAGATGATGACGAGGATGACCATAAAAATACCAAAGTGTTTGACATAAAAGAACCAGTAACACTTAATAAAGAATTTTTTGAAACGATTCAATCAAACCAAACACATAGTAATACTAGCGAAAATAATAATGTAGAACTAGTTGAAGTTAGTAGCACGTCAAATTATTTAAATAATGATGAAGATATATTTATTAAAAATTTACCAATTGTATTAACTGGTTATAATGAAGATTTAGAAATTAGTTCGAAAGTAATTACTTTAGAAAATAATTTAGAAACAACACAAAAAGTAGAAAAAAAGAATTATAGCAAAATGAGAATAGATGATTTAAGAGCACTTGTTGTTACAAAAAATATGTTAGATAATGAGGATGCACTAAAATTGAAAAAAAACGAGTTGGTTAAATTATTACAAAAATAAATTGCATAAATAAATTGCATAAATAAATTGCATAAATAAATTGCATAAATAAATTATATAGTTAATATATATAAAAATGGAGTCTGGACTAATGATGTTGGTACATTCTGTAATAATTGGATTAGTTTTATATGTAATAATGGTATATGGTCTTAACCAGAGACATATTGTTGCGGAAAATAGAAGTATACTATTGGCAGCACTATTTTTAATATATATGATTGTGTTCGGGCATGGACTACCAGGAAAAGTAAATAGAGATTTGTTTTAGAGAACGGTGTTTAGTCTTTTAGAGAACTTTGTTTCGTCTTTTAGAGAACTTTATTTAGTATTATTTGTTGATATTAATTTAGAGATTAATGTTATAAAAATTAATATTATTACTATATAATATTAATTTTATGAGTTGGGGAACTTGTTATAATGGTTCAAATAACATTCATTTTAATTATCCACCATTAATGGACGACTCAAGATTATTTAGCGATTATAATTCGTCTGTTTTAAATGATAATGTTTTGAAACATAGAAATAATATACAAACAAATAGTGATTATAGAAAATATTTACAAACAAATAGTAATGCGCTAATTAAAAATAATCAATTAATTGCCTGTAATGAATGTAGTATATGTCCTTATTATAATAGCACAGGTTTAAATAATGCGACTAGTAAAACACCATATATTTTTGTGTCTACTTTGACACGCGATCAACCATATGGTTATGAAACCAGCAACTTAAAAAATATATATTTAAGCCAACAACAATTAGACGCGCAAAAACATGTTACAAAGTATATTATTAGTAATTAGTAAATTAAAAAAGTAATTTAAAGAATTTAATTTTATATTTTTATATTTAATATATTTTTATTATATTATTATATTTAATATATTTTTATTATATTATTATTATATAAAAATATGAATTTTTTTGATAATTTGATGTCTCCTCTTAGTCGCGATCATTGTATGTTATTTTACTATCTTGGACTAATAAGTTTGTTTTTTGCCATTTCCGCGCTTATAGGTTTTATTTTGGGTTTATTTAGAAAGAATAGTCAATATGCGATGGGCGCATATTTTATGTCTTTCTTAAGTAATATGATTTTATACTATATCTCAAGAATACATTACTCCATATGCGTAGCCGCGTTACGTTAATTAGTTTGTAATAACTTTACAAATAACTATATAATACTTATTTAAACAAGTATTATATAACTATGAAATTATTAAGTATTGATATTGGTATAAAGAATTTAGCATTTATTATAATTGAAACAAACGAAACAAACGAAACAAATGAAGTTAATGATTTTAAAATAATAAAATGGGATGTAATAAATTTATGTAGCAACAATAATAGTTGTGTGCACCAGTTATGTAAAAACAAACCAGCCTTTTTTAAAAATAGTAGTTATTATTGTAAAATACACGCAAAAAAAACAGCCTATAGCATCCCATTGTGTAATATTAAAACATTACATAAACTATCGCTTAAAAAGCTACTATTACTGGCAGACGAATATAAGGTGGTTTTTGATAAGTCTATTAAAAAACCCATGTTAATTGAATTGTTAGAAGCTCATTTAAATAGTCATTGCTTAGAAGCAGTTCAAAGTGTCAGTGCAAATACTATAAACTTGGTTCATATTGGAATTAATATTAAGGATCGATTAAATGAACTATTTAAAGACTACAATATATTGACTTTGGATAAAATAATCTTAGAAAATCAAATAAGTCCAATCGCAAATCGTATGAAGACAATTCAAGGTATGATAGCGCAATACTTTATAAATTCTAACAATTATAATATATACTTTATTTCAGCAACTAATAAATTGAAATCCTTTTTAAAAGATAAAAGCGATTCAATAAGCACTATAAGCGATTCAAGTGCTAATAAAATTACTTACGCCCAAAGGAAAAAATTAAGTATTTTTCATACAAAAGAAGTATTGAAAAAATATAATATGAATAATGAAGTCTCTTTTTTTTCCGAACATTCTAAAAAAGATGACTTAGCTGACTGTTTTTTACAAGCTTATTATTATATTAATATTAAAAATTAAATAATATTAAAAATTAAATAATATTAAAAATTAAATAATATTAACAATTAAATAATATTAACAATTAAATAATATTAAAAATTAAATAATATTAAAAATTAAATAATATTAACAATTAAATAATATTAAAAATTAAATAATATTAAAAATTAAATAA